AAGAGTATCAGTTTGGACAGAAAGTGCAGCACAAGTATGCGGATATGGCGGAACTGGCAGACGCAATAGACTCAGAATTTATTGGAGGTAACTCCGTGCAGGTTCAACTCCTGTTATCCGCACCAATTTTTTAAGAGAGGAGGCAGTGCTAATGCCCAAAGGTAAAGCTGCAAGCTCTTCCGACTCAAATAGCCCATTGAGACCACCGACATCTCTCGAAGCGCAAGAGAACTTAATGATTTCTTTGGCGGTTCAATGTGCTGAAAAGCAGCTCAGAGACGGAACTGCTTCTTCTCAGGTCATAACGCATTATTTGAAACTTGGTTCCAGTAAGGAACGAATCGAAAAGGAGATTCTGGAGAAGCAGAAAGAGCTTATTGAAGCGAAGACCAAGAATCTAAATTCCAATAGTGAAGCCAAAGAGTTGTATAACAAGGCTCTTGAAGCGTTTAGGAGATATTCAGGTGCAGGCGGTGACGACGATGAGTATTAAAACATATTCCGAACTAATTACACTGCCGACATTTGAAGAACGGTTTTGCTATTTGAAACTCGATGGCTCTGTTGGGAAAGAGACTTTCGGTTTTAAGCGCTGGCTGAACCAAGAGTTCTACCATTCCGATAAGTGGTTGAAATTCAGAGATGAAATTATCATTCGTGATGAAGGTTGTGATCTCGGTGTACCGGGTTATGAGATCTTCGGCTCAATATTGATTCATCATTTGAATCCGATCACCTATGAAGATCTTTTTAATCAGAGCCCATGCGTCTTTGACCCGGAGAATGCGATCTGCACTAAGTTGAATACACATAATGCTATTCACTATGGTGATGAGAGTTTGTTACTTCTCCCTCCAGTACAGCGCACACAAAATGATACATGCCCCTGGCGAAAATAATGAAAGGAGAAAATTCCAATGACAAAGGAAATCTATGAAAACTCTATTCTTGATGATTCGACTGAAGCCATCGAGGAACAGGAAACGGAGTTTTGCGAAGACGCTGCTCGAAATGTAATCGGTGTTGTTACTGATTGCCTGAAGCTGAACATTCGTGAAAAGCCGACTAAGGATTCCAGAGTAGTAACGGTTGTGACCTGTCTTGACGAATTGGAAATTGACATGGGTGATTCCAATGATGATTGGTACGCTGTCTGTACTGCTACCGGTATCGAAGGATTCTGCATGAAGAAATTTGTAGCCGTCAGGCAGTAAGGAGAAAACGATATGGACAGTATACTGACATCGATTAAAAAGCTGCTCGGAATTGCTGAAGAGTATGAGCACTTTGACCCGGACATCGTCATGTACATCAATTCGGCATTCTCAGTCTTGACGCAGCTCGGTGTTGGTCCTGAAGAAGGATTCCGTATCGAAGATGCAAGTAAGACCTGGTCTGAATTCCTGTACGATGATCCTCGTCTTGAATTTGCAAAAACCTTTATCTACCTGAAGGTAAGACTGGCATTCGACCCGCCTTTGAGTTCGGCAGTGATGGAAGCAATTAACCGACAGATCAGCGAGCTTGAATGGCGAATCAATGTGACAGTCGACCCTGATTAAAAACGAGAGGAGGATTTCAAAATGGATAATACAACACTCGCCCATCACGGTGTCATCGGCATGAAATGGGGAGTCCGGCGCTATCAGAATAAAGATGGCACTCGTACCACGGCCGGAAAGAAAAGAGAAAGTTCTTCTAACTCTGATGCTCCTGCTCATGAGGACTATGCTAAAGCTCATAACAGTAAGAGCGTTAAGTCTATGAGTGATGCAGAGCTTCGTAACCGACTGAATCGTCTTCAGATGGAGAAACAGTACAGTCAATTGTCTTCGACTGATGTGAATCGTGGAAAGGAATATGTATCAAAAACTCTGAAAGTTGCCGGAACAATTGCAACCGCTACTTCGACCGCCTTAACCATTTACAATAACTACGGCAAGATCAAAGAAATTGTAAACGGTATGGCTAAGAAAGCTGACTAAGGAGGTACTTATGGCATTATCAAACACTGCCGTTCCCAAGTATTATGGCATGTTTCGTGATGCCGTGATTCGAGGGGAAATTCCGGTTTGCAAAGAGATCTCTATGGAGATGAATCGCATTGACGATCTTATTGCTAATCCGGGTGTGTACTATGACGACCAAGCTGTTGAGGGATGGATCGCTTATTGCGAGTCCGAACTCACTCTAACAGATGGGTCAGATCTTAGCCTTTTGGACAGTTTCAAACTATGGGGTGAACAGATCTTTGGTTGGTACTACTTCGTCGAACGAAGTGTTTATCAGCCGAATCCCGATGGTCATGGCGGGCATTATGTTCGTAAGAATGTAAAAAAGCGGTTAATCAACAAGCAGTATTTGATCGTTGCGCGAGGTGCCGCAAAATCAATGTATGGCTCGACTCTGCAAGGTTACTTCCTGAATGTTGATACATCTACCACTCATCAGATCACGACCGCACCTACAATGAAGCAAGCTGAGGAAGTCATGTCCCCTCTTCGTACCGCTATCACCCGTTCGAGAGGACCGCTGTTTCAGTTCCTGACAGAAGGCTCTTTACAAAACACAACTGGTTCCAAAGCGAATCGCACAAAGTTAGCTTCTACAAAAAAGGGCGTTGAAAACTTCCTGACTGGTTCGCTTCTTGAGGTCAGACCTATGAGCATCAATAAGCTTCAGGGTCTACAGATTAAGGTCGCGACTGTTGATGAGTGGCTTTCCGGTGACATTCGAGAGGATGTTATCGGTGCCATTGAGCAGGGTGCATCCAAGGTGAATGACTACATCATCGTTGCAATCAGCTCGGAAGGTACAGTTCGTAATGGAAGTGGCGACACCATCAAAATGGAGTTGATGGACATCCTTAAGGGCGACTACATCAATCCCCATGTTTCGATATGGTGGTACAAACTTGATTCCATTGACGAAGTCGGAGATCCGGAAATGTGGCTCAAGGCTAATCCGAATCTCGGAAAAACCGTAAGCTATGAAACTTATCAACTTGATGTTGAAAGAGCTGAAAAAGCTCCAGCTGCCCGAAACGATATTCTTGCAAAGAGATTTGGGCTGCCTATGGAGGGCTACACCTATTACTTCACTTATGAAGAAACCCTTCCGCATCGAAAGAGGGATTTCTGGCAGATGCCTTGCTCCCTCGGTGCAGACTTGTCGCAGGGCGATGATTTCTGTGCCTTTACATTTCTATTTCCATTGCCAAACGGTTCCTTTGGCGTTAAGACGAGAAACTACATCACCTCTACAACTTTAATGAAGCTGCCAGCTGCTATGAGGATCAAGTACGATCAATTCATGGCTGAGGGCAGTTTAATTGTTTTAGAGGGCGCCGTACTTAACATGATGGATGTGTATGAAGATTTAGACAATCACATTCAGGAGTGCGGATACGATGTTCGTTGTCTTGGATTTGACCCTTATAATGCGAAAGAATTCGTAGCGAGATGGGAATCAGAAAACGGTCCGTTTGGAATTGAGAAAGTCATCCAGGGCGCTAAAACCGAGTCGGTTCCACTCGGAGAACTGAAGAAGCTTTCTGAAGAAAGAATGCTTATCTTCGACGAGGACCTTATGACCTTTGCTATGGGTAACTGTATTACACTTGAAGATACAAACGGAAACCGGAAACTTTTGAAAAAGCGGTATGAGCAGAAAATCGATGCTGTTGCAGCAATGATGGATGCCTATATTGCTTATAAACTTAATCGAGATGCATTTGAATAAGGAGGTGGTCAAGTTGGATGAGATGTATCATCACGGCATTCTCGGTCAGAAATGGGGCGTTCGCCGTTTTCAAAACAAAGACGGAACTTTGACCACAGCCGGTCAAAAGCGTTTGGAAAAGAAAGATGCAAAGTGGGCTCATAAAAACCATGACAAAATCGTATCCAAAGCCCGCAAAGATGTTTCCAAAGAACTCGATCAGTACGCCAATCAACTATTAAAAAATCCTTCTTCCATGACATCGAAAGGTAAAATCAGCTCCTCGGCTATCAATTCCTATAACCGGAAAATGGCTGAGTTGATGAATGAGTCCGTTAAAAATGTTACCGCACCTTCAGGGCGTGTCGTTCAATTCGTTGCGAAACGAGGCGAAGTCGGTGTACATATGGCTCTGGCTGACAGAGGCTATGATATGCAACAGCTTAAGAATGGTATCTGGGCTTCCGGTCGAGTTGCCTATAAGAAGAAAAATGTTGATATGGTTTAAGGAGGTGATGATTCAAAATGGAGATGTCTTTTGGTTCCAGACTAAAACATGCTTGGAATGCATTTACCGGTAATATTCAAATGAACTACCGGGACTTAGGTATGAGTTACCCATATCGAGCTGACAGACCAAGAATGTCCAGAGGCAACGAAAGGTCAATCGTTACATCGGTGTATAACCGAATTGCACTTGATGTTGCAGCACTGAATGTTCAGCATGTCCGTCTGGATGAAAATGGGCGTTTTCTTTCGGTCATCGATGACGGATTGAATAATTGCCTCACTCTGGAAGCTAATGTTGATCAGACAGCACGTTCGTTCATTCAAGATGTAGTTATTTCTATGTTTGATGAAGGAAGCGTAGCAATCGTTCCGGTCGATACAACGACTGACCCGAATGTGTCCGGTTCGTATGACATTCAGTCTTTGCGTGTCGGACAGATTTTGGATTGGTATCCGCAATATATTCGTACTCGTGTGTACAATGAACAAACGGGAAGAAAAGAAGATATTGTGGTGCCGAAAAGTGCAGTGGCTATCATTGAAAATCCACTGTACGCAGTTATCAATGAGCGAACTCAACTATGCAGCGGCTCATTCGTAAACTTAACCTACTTGATGTCATTGATGAGCAAAGCGGATCTGGAAAACTCGATTTGATTATTCAGCTTCCTTATGTAATCAAGACAGAAGCAAGGCGTCAACAGGCCGAAAATCGGCGTAAAGATATAGAAAACCAGTTGTCAGGTTCAAAGTATGGTATCGCTTACACTGATGGTACTGAGCATATCACACAGTTGAATCGTTCCGTGAACAACAACCTAATGTCCCAGATTGAATACTTGACGAGTATGCTATACAGCCAGTTGGGGATCACTCAGAGCATTTTGGATGGAACAGCGGACGAGAAGACAATGCTGAACTATAACAACCGGACAATTGAGCCGATCATTTCCGCTATTGTTGATGAGATGAAACGAAAGTTTCTGACCAAAACTGCCCGATCACAACACCAGTCAATTTCATTCTTCAGAGACCCGTTCAAACTGGTTCCTGTCAATGATATTGCTGAAATTGCTGACAAGTTTACAAGAAATGAAATCATGACTTCGAATGAAATTCGTCAGGTAGTCGGTATGAAACCCTCTGAGGACCCGAGAGCAGATGAACTCAGAAATAAGAACCTGAGTGCGCCGTCCGGTTCCAATCAGCAGTCGGAAGAAATGCCTATTGCCGAAGTTGATTCAATTGGAGACTCAGCAAGTGATTTGGACGACAAAATCTCTAAGCAAAAATCGAAAAAGTAAGGAGGAAATTCAAAATGAGTAGACCTTTTTCGGTTGAGGCTTGTGATTTCAGCGGCTGGGCAACCCGAAACGACCTTAAGTGTTCTGATGGACGAGTAATTCGTCGGGACGCCTTTAAGAATAACGACGGTATTAAAGTCCCGCTGGTCTGGAATCATCAGCACAACAGTCCTCGTGATGTTCTCGGTCATGCATGGCTTGAGAATCGTGAGGAAGGTGTTTACACCTATGGCTTTCTCAATGACACCGCTGATGGCGAAATTGCGAAGGTCCTCATTAAGCACGGTGACATCTGTGCTCTGTCCATTTACGCCAATCAGCTTCAGCAGGCTGGATCTGATGTGCTGCATGGCTGTATTTGCGAGGTGAGTCTGGTACATAAGGGTGCTAATCCTGGTGCGTTTATCGACTCTATGCTGAAGCACGGCGAAATGTCCGATGATGAGGCTATCATCTATACCGGAATGCCTCTCTGTCTTTCTCATTCTGCGGAATCTAAGGATGATCCGGAAGACGAGGAAAAGAAGGATTCCAAAGAGGACAAGCCTGCTGAAAACAAGGAAGAGAAGAAGGACAATGAAGAGACGATTGCTGATGTGATCGATTCCATGTCCGAGAAGCAGCAGAATGTCATGTATGCGCTTATCGCACAGGCTCTCGAAGGCGAATCCAATAAGGAGGATAACACAATGAAACACAATGTCTTTGACAACGATCAGCAGAAGAAGACCGAGGTTCTGTCTCATGCTGACCAGGCAAGCATCA